AACAACGCCGGTATAAAGAAATTCACAACAGCACACTTGCAGATGAGAACTATTGCACCTGATAAGATTGGTTCAGGATCAGGATTTGTAAGTGGGCATAAGTTATTAGAGTTTGCTGCTTCACCAATCGTAATCACAGGACCATACGGTACGGCTGATAACACTTATGCTACTGCTGATCAAGATCCAGTAGCACCAGGATTTACTGGTACAGTGTCGCAACAAATGGACTTTAGAGCAGACTGTGATCCTAGATTCCAATATATTTCTAGATACTCACCTCAGTCGTTTGGTTACTTGGCTGGATACTTGACTGGCGACGGTCAAGCACCAAACGGCTTCCCTGTTAATGGTAACATGGCTATGGCTGCAAGACTTGGTGGTGCTGGAATTAGTTTCCCACCAAATCCTGCTGTAGGTGACTACTTCTTGCGTATAGATTATTTACCGCAAGTATTATATAGATGGGATGGTTTACTTTGGTTAAGAATTAGCGAGAGTGTAAGAACAGATACTGGCTTTACTGCTAACGACCAATCGCTACTATCAGGATTTATCAACGATTCAAATGTTACTGTACTTACAAATGGTACTAGAATACCAGAATCGCAACCGCTTTCTACTATATTAAATCAACCATATCCACCTTTACCACCAGTAATTGATTAATTAGAGGTATATTAAATTGGCACAGTTTTTTTATGATAACCAAATACGCAGATTTTTGATTCAATTTGCTAAGATTTTTAGTTCCTGGAGTGTTACTTTTGGTAAAGATCCTGCGGGCAACGATATATTAGTTCGTGTGCCTATTATGTACGGAGATCAAAGCAGACAAGTTGCTACCGTAATTGGTAACAATACTGCTAGTAACTTACCAAGCGTACCTATGATCACATATTATATCAGCGGTCTAGAATACAATCAAAAATGGACTACTGAACCTACTTTTGTAGACCAAATACAAGTTAGACAACGAAATTTTAATGAAGACACTGGTAACTATGAAACAATTCAAGGACAAGCATTTTCTATTCAACGTTTAATGCCTGTGCCTTACACACTAAGAATAACTGTAGACTTCTGGACTTCAAATTATAATCAAAAGTTACAATTAATTGAGCAGTTGGGAACTCTTTTCAACCCCGCGCTAGAAATTCAAAGTACTGATAACTTCATAGACTGGACTTCATTGAGTACAGTATTTCAAGATGGCTTGACATTCAGTAGTCGAACTATCCCAGTAGGCACTGGAAATCCTATAGATATAATGACTTGGAAATTCTATATGCCTATATGGTTAAGCACACCTGCTAAGTTGCTCAAAATGGGCGTTATCGAAAAAATTATCATGTCTATCTATAAGGGTTCTGCTTTGCAAGATATGCAGAATGATGACTTGTTATTAGGTACTCGTTTAAAAGTTACACCATATGGATATAAGTTATTACTACAAGGTAATATGCTACAACTATTACCAGCAGATGAACCTTTTTACCTACCTAATACTGATCTGTACAATGTTACACCACCTGATACTAGTTTATATTGGTCTAGTTTGTTAAACGTGTATGGAGTTGTAAGACCGGGAATATCTCAGATATGGTTAGAGAATCCGTATATGGATACTGACATTGTGGGTACTATTGTACCAAACCCTATAGATGACAGATTCTTGATTTTCAACATCGACCCAGATACACTACCTCAAAATACTCTTAATCCGATCACAGCAGTGATTAATCCGCAAGTTACAGGGCCAAATGCGGGACTACCAGGACCAGTACCCGGTGTTCGTTACTTAATAGTAGAACCAATTGGGGCGATTGGTAGCCCTACTGTATCTTGGGGTCCGGGATTCGAAGCAAACGCTAATGACATTATTCAATATGATGGTACTACTAATCAGTGGTTCGTTGCATTTGACTCGCAAGCCGCTACTACTCCTCAATTTGTTACTAATTTGGCTACTAACATTCAATACAGATATGTGCGCGAAGAACAAGTATGGAGAAAATCATACGAAGGTTGGTACGATCAAGGAAATTACAGCATCGTGATTTAATTGATAAATCATAGTATGAATGTATCAGCGGGAATCTTCTTTTATTGTCGTAGTACCAGTCGTTTTCTATACTTGCTTAGGAATGATAAAAACTACACTTGGAGTATTCCGGGTGGTAAGATAGAGAAAGATGAATCTCTTCTAGAAGGGCTACGCAGAGAATGTGTAGAGGAAATGAACTTCTCTGAAATCACTAAATTGATTCCAATTCAAAAATTTGTTAACGGTACTTTCACATATCACACATTCTTTTGTGCAATAGAAAATGAGTTTATTCCTGTATTAAACGACGAACATTGCGGTTATGCATGGGTAGGAGAAGATCAGTATCCTAAACCTTTACACACAGGATTATTCAGCACTGTCAATATAGACTTAGTGCAAGAGAAATTAAAAGCACTTATAAAAAAATAGGGAGATTTCTCTCCCTATTTCTTATACTCCTAGCAACTTACTAACGAGGTGAAAGCCTAGGGCGCCCAACGTAGCGGCGCCTCCCATTACCATCCATCGCCATTTTTCTAAATCGGCAACTTTTTTACTTAAAGAAGCATGAGCGTTAGAACTCGATGACTGCATAGTTCTCAGTAGTTCAGTAGTGTGCTGTGATTGCGCCACTATAGTTTCTTTAACTTCCTTAATGTCCTCTTTTATGCCGTCGAACTTCTCGTCCAACATTTTAACTTGAACTTGAAGTACGGCGATGTCAGTTTCTGCTTTCACGGCTTTTATCTTTGGTAAACGTGCTGCTGTAGACATAACTGTTAAGCGTTGTTAATAGTTACGACTGGATTGCTTGGCGTATAGAACTGGTTAGCAGGATACGCTGTATTAAACGAAGCAATCACGTCAGGGTTAGCAGTCGTTAAGATTGCAGTACCTGTACCAGAACCAGTACCAGTCGCAGTGAATGTAACACCTGTGATATTACTTGCTGCACCAACTGCTGTCCAGTCTGTAGTCCCAGAATAGTAAATTACATACTGTGTACCTGTTACTAATGAACCAGGTGCGACTGTTGTTGCAAACAATTGTGACTGATAATCGTTCAACGACTGCACATAGACTGTCGCAGGAGCTGATGTGGTTGCAGTAATAGACATCGTGTTTGGCAACAATGCTGCGTTAGCAACGTTTGCTGTATAGCACTGTGCTGTTAAACCAGAGGTCGAGCCAGTAACTAAGTATTTGGTCTTACCCTTCTGACGAACGATATAACCTGCTTCTTGATTTGCATAAACATAATTAACTGGTGTCGCATATGTTGTTGTAGCATTAGTAGCAAAGTTTCCTGTGTGTTGATTCAAGTTTGATGTAATTCCGTTGATTGTTGTCATTGGAACATTTGGGCCAGCTGGATTTGCTAATACTGTAAAATGAGTTGCATTTGCAACTGTACCTAAATAGTATGGGGTATTGTTTACGATAGGACCAAAGCTTGTATCAAACCAAACAACACCGCTAGACAATGTTGTTGCATCACCAGATGTTACAATAAAATTACCTGTAGCAACCGTATTAGTAATTGCAAGTAAAATACCTGAATCTACTGTAGCAACTGTACCAAGAGTAATTAAGTCAGTAGAAGTACCATTGATATTTGCTACGTTTGCCTGAATCACTGTACCTGCTGCTATGTTAGCAAGCGTGTCAACTGAAGCAAAGAATTGTGAACTTCCGCTGTCTGTTGTAAGTCCACCTCCACCATTCTGACCAATTGCAACTCTAACTAATGTTTGCTTACCGTACTGTGCAGTGTTGCCACCTACAGCACCAAACGATGCATTAGAACCCGATGGTGCTGATGTATTTGAGTTATTTGGATTGCTGAATGCATAATCAACTAAGCCAACTGTTGCCTTAACAGACTGTGCTGATGTAGTTGATAATGTTGCAAGTACCTGTGGCTGAACACTTAATTGTGTAGTTGACACGGTGAATGTATGATTGCCAGTAATAGCATTAATATAATATGTTGTGCCGCCAGTTAATCCGCCGACTGTTGTTGCTGGAATAAAGGGCATACCTGCTGCCACACCAACAGTTGGTGCTGTAGTTAAATTCTGTGATACTGTTACAGCAGCTCCTAAGCCGTTACCGGTTGCTGTAATTGTTAAGACTGCTTGTGATTTTGCGATTTTTAGAGGACGTCCCATTTGTTTTTCTCCTTAAAATGGTGTGGGTTCTAGCCACTACGCAGTGGGTACTGCATAAACTCTCACTATGAGAGTGTATGAAAGTATTTATCAGAACCTTTTATTTTTAAAGGTTTGGGTAACTTACGGATTAGAAACCAAATGCAACGTAGAACACTGGTAGTGCAGCACCACTAGCATTACTGCTTTGAAGTAACGCCCTAAAGGCAGAAGAAGTGAAGCTTACTAATTGTGCCCAGAAATCCCCACCGCTACCTTCAGTTCCAGTTGAGTTGATAACAGTTAATTGTACCCCAAATACTGTGCTAAATCCTACACCGGCTGGGAAGTTGTATGAATATCCACCGGTAACGTCATACATAGTAACAGTTCCCCACGCCATTTTAAGTCCACCTGGTAAAATTTGATAACCAGACGATGATAAGGATTGATTAGACCCTGTAAAGTTAGCAGTAGCCAAAGCACCTAGAGTATTATAACTGATTGTAGTGGTTGAAGTACCATCATAACCAGTACCAGATATTGCACCCGAGCCACTGTTATTAAAGAATACACCGTGTGACACATTACCAGCAGTATTAGCATTTGCAACATTACCTACAACATTACTGCCTGCTACAGAGTTAGCAACGCTTGCTGTTCCTGAATAAGTTGAATAATTTGCGTTAGCAACCGTACCAACAATGTTGGCTGCTGCAACTGAATTGGCTACCGCAGCATATGACACTTGTCCTGAGACATTGCTGCCTGCAACATTATTTGCTACATTTGCATAATTTACTTGCCCAGATACATTAGCACCCGCAACATTATTTGCTACATTAGCATATGCTACTTGACCAATAACATTAGTACCGGCAACTGAATAAGCAACCGCTGCATAATTAACTTGACCTGTTACATTAGGTCCTGCTACCGAATTGGCTACAGCAGCATATGCAACTTGCCCAGTTACGTTAGAACCTACTAATCTACTTAATCCAGCACCATTTCCAGTAACTACACCTGTGCTTGTAATATTTGCGGCTGTGATATCGCCAGTAACTGCAAGAGAAGTTAGAGTACCAACGCTAGTGATACTAGGCTGTGCAGCAGTTGTTATTGTTCCACTCAGAGTAGGAGCAGTTAAAGTACCCAAATAGAAATTCATGCTATTTTGTGAAACAACCAATGCTGTCTGTCCATTTACTTGTACTGTGAAATTGCCATTGGTAGCCAAAGAAGCATTACTTATACCGTTAACAATATACGAGCCGGCTGCTACAGAAATGTTAGTAAGTAAATGTCCATCACCTTGGAAAAAGTTAGCCTTTGCTAAATTACCTAAATTAGCATTATCGGCAATTATATTACCTGTACTACCAGTGTTAGCAACAGTAAGCGAAGTCAGTGTACCGACTGAAGTAATGTTTGGTTGTGCTGCTGTTGTAACAGTGCCAGCAAGAGTTGCATTTAAGTTAGCAACTCTAGTAGTTGATTGTACTGTTAAAGGAGGAGTTCCTGTTGCAACATTTGAATTAAATGTAGATGCGTTTACTGCGCTACTTGCGCTTATATTACCAGTATTTATATTGCCATTGACTGTTAAAATCGAACTAGCATAGTTGTATGTGAAACTTGAACTTGCCCCAAATACACCACTAGCATTGTATTGTATAGCAGTGTTTGATCCTGCAGGGCTGCCGCTGCCGCCACCTCCACCTGTTTGCGGAGTCCAACTTAAATTGCCTGCACCATCGGTTTGAAGTACATAACCAATAGCACCGCCACCAATATGTACATTGCTGACACTACCTAGATTGATTACACCACCAGCAGTACCACCTGCATTGACCCAATTATTTCCATCATATGCTAGTATTTCCCCAGTACTCAAAATACCTGTAATACTTAGGTTACCTTGTGATCCTAATATTTGACTGAATGCAATACTAGAATAAGAAGTAAGTACTTCTACGTTTTCAGGTGGAGTAGTCTTACCAATGAACAGTTGTTTGGTGTCTGTTGCCCAACCAAATTCTGCTTCGTTTAATTGTGGTAAATCTGTAAGATTACCTGATCTTTGTTGTAATTGGGAAATTTGTATGATGGCCATAGATTTAATATACTCGTATTAAATCTATTTATCATTTTTGGGGTTATAAAAATTTCTTGTAGTATTCTTCTAAACGATTAAACCATCGATCTGTCCATTGATCGAATTCTTTATCCTCAATAATAAACTCTTGATAGATGTTATCTGCGCTACACATCAGAATAACACCTTTTTGAATATCAGTTCCCCAAACTTTATTATGAGCATTAGCATACGCTGCTAATTGTATAAAATAGTCATCAATCCATTCTTGCTTTTTAGGTTTGTTAGTTTGCTTAAAGTCCAAAATAGCAGGAGAACCCCCATGTACTCCTACTAGATCAGTAGTACCTGCATATATGTCAGGATAGTAAAGTGATATTTCGGTACCCCAGAATTCAGTGCAATTTATAAGACCCTGCTCAATAATAGAGTTAGCCATTCTGTGACTTTGAATGCTGTAAGGATTAGTACCCGGAGTGCCCATTTCACCCGTCTTAACATAGTTCTCTAACCATTTGTGCATTCTAGTACCGCGTCCTGCGGCTTCAGTAGTAATCTGCTGTGCTTTTTCAGCACCTACTCGTTTACGCCATTCGCTTAATGCTTTCTTGGATTCTTCAGATTTGGTAGCGTCTAAGATTGTAGTAACACTGGGTACTTTTTCACCAGTTGGTGTTACATAGTGTCTAGAACCGTTTAGAGTTTCTCGCTGTAGTGCTTTATAAGGGAATTTGTCAGGTATATACATTAGATCATTATAGCAAAAATTGTAATAATGTCAATTACTTCTTTGATGCTTTTTTAGCCATCTTCTTTACAATTTTTTGCTGATCTTCTGGGGCAGGAGGCGGTTCAGTATTTACTGGTTTTTCTTTCTGACCCTTGAAGATTACATTATCACCTTGGATATTAGTAATGTAATTCATTAAGGGCGGCTGCTTGATCATGTTGTACAAATCATTTCTGCTTAACACTACATCATA